GGGATGAATGGTCTGAAACGCTGGAACGCTGTAAAAAACGTGCTGGATCTCACAGACGAAGGGATCAGCGTATTTGACCGAAAAAAAGATCTGGTCGATAACACTTTGGAAAGGATCTATGCGGGTCTGCTCAAATTTGTAACCAAAGGGGAGATTGCTTTTTTGCAAAAGTATTTTTCAGGGAAACCGGCTGGAAAAGTCATTTCCCTAAATGGTCCAGCCGGCACAGTTACAACCTTTAACAATCAATCTCTGATTAGCAGTAAATTCATTCAGACCTATTATGGAAACGGTGGGACCCGTTCAGTTGATGAGCCTTGCCCGACCATCACGACGAAAGACCGTTGTGCCTTGATCAATCCACAGTTCAACAGTACCGGCGCAAGTGTAGAGAAGCCCTGTTTTACGCTGATCGCCCGGATGGACAAACGCCCTCCAAGCATGGTCACCACCCGGTCCGACTTTGACAATTTACCATCTTTTATTCAAAGGTCAGGCAACGCCCTGGTGTATCACATCTACGAAACCGATTCAGCGATTCTGATAAAGATCAAAGAGTTTATGGCAGAACACGGGATCACGGATATCCTCATGCGGATGCTCCGTATAGACGAGTTGCTCCGCATCATGGGTTTTGGTGACCATTATATAGTCCGTGGGACACAAACAGAGAAGAAAAAATTTATAGGCAATGCCGTTGAATGCACACAGGCCCGGGTACTGGCCGAGGCAATCGCGGCAACAATCGACTAAATAAAGTTTATATGACCAACATAGCTGTAAAATATGATGGACCTTTCGACCTTGCCACAGGCAAAAGCCGAAAAGAAACGCACTGGCGAAACAGGGAAATAACCTGGTCCGTATTTCTGAACAGGATCCGGGAAACACACAGAACAGCTGAAAAGCTATCGGAATATATGTCCTCCAACAAATCGCGCCAGGATGAAATCAAAGACATTGGGGGGTACGTTGGGGGGTATGTGAATGGTGGTAGGCGAAAGAAAGGGGCTGTCACGCACCGGCAACTGATCACCCTTGACATCGATTTCGGGAAGCTGGACATCTGGGAAGACTTAACAATGTTCTACAGCAATGCCGCAGCCGTGTATTCGACGCATAAGCATAACCCGGACAATCCAAGACTAAGGCTTATCATGCCGCTGGACCGCCCGGTAAGCACGGATGAGTATGTAGCCATTGCCAGAAGAGTAGCTGGAGATTTGAATATCAACGCTTTTGATGACACGACCTTTGAACCGGAAAGGCTCATGTATTGGCCCAGCACGGCAAAAGATGGGGAATATATCTTCAAATACCAGAACGGCCCGTGGCTGTCGGCTGACCAGGTACTCGCATCCTACCGGAATTGGAAAGACGCGAGCGAATGGCCGGTATCCGACAGGCTCGGAAAGGTGATCAGCAGGGAAATTAAAAAGCAGGGAGATCCCTTGGAAAAGCCGGGAGTTGTTGGAGCATTCTGCCGGACATACAACATACACGAAGCTATTGAAATGTTCCTGAGCGATGTGTATTCCGCCTGCGATGTAGAAAATCGCTATACCTACGTGGAAGGATCCACCGCCGCCGGACTCGTGGTCTATGATAATAAGTTCGCCTATAGCCATCATGGCACTGACCCGGTAAGTGGCAAACTCTGTAATGCTTTCGACTTGGTCCGCCTGCACCTGTACAGCTTGCAGGACGAGGATGCCAAACCGGGAACACCTGGGAACAAGCTGCCTTCTTACACGGCTATGGTCCGGTTTTCTTCGAAAGATGCCAATGTACGCAAGCAACTCGGGATAGAACGCCTGCAAGATGCCCGAGAAGATTTTGCCGAGGCCTACGATGGCGAGGAAGAAGTCAGCACGGATTGGCTTGGTGAAATGGACGTGGATGGCAAAGGCCGGTACAAAAGCACGATCAATAATGTCCGCCTGATCCTGGACAACGACCCGAGCTTAAAAAACCGTATAGCTACCAATAAGTTTGAAAACAGGGAAGTTGCACTTAAAGACCTGCCCTGGAGAAAAATAGACCCTTTGGTACCTTACCTGATTGACAAAGATGACGCCGGTATCCGGGATTACCTTGAAAAAATATATGATATCACCGGCGTACAAAAAGTAAAAGACGCCATGGACCTGACAACCGAAAAGAATTCATTTCACCCGGTTCGGGATTACCTTAACCTGCTGGAGTGGGATCAAAAACCAAGAGTTGAAAGACTGTTCATTGATTACCTGGGGGCTGAAGATTGCCCGTATGTAAGGGTGGTAACCCGTAAAATTCTAACTGCTGCCGTGGCCCGGGTATTCGCCCCCGGGGTCAAATTCGATTATGTCCTGGTCCTGATCGGAAAGCAAGGTATAGGAAAGAGCACAATATTAAAGAAACTGGGGAAAAAGTGGTTTTCCGACTCATTTGGTACAATTCAAGGAAAAGAAGCTTATGAACAAATACAAGGTGTGTGGCTAATTGAGATGGCCGAGCTGGCGGGCCTGAAAAAAGCGGAGATGGAAACGATCAAGCACTTCATTTCAAAGCAGGAGGACCGGTTTCGCGTTGCTTACGGGCACCGGGTTGAGAACTTTCCAAGACAGTGCGTCTTCTTTGCCACAACAAATAACAGGGACTTCCTGCATGACCCGACAGGCAACCGCCGGTTCTGGTCGGTCGATGCGGCAGAACAGGATCCCGTAAAAAGTATATGGGATGATCTGGACGGAGAGATAGATCAGATATGGGCTGAGGCCGTGTGCCTGTTTAAGGCCGGAGAATCCTTATTCCTTGACAGGGAGTTAGAAAAAGAGGCTTACAAGCGGCAAACGGAGCACAGCGAAGAGGATCCCCGCACAGGGCTTGTACAGCAATTTTTGGATACACCTTTACCGGAAAACTGGGATGACCGGGACGTGTACAAGAGGAGAAATTATTTCATCGAAGAAAATGACATGAGAGAACGGGGGGTCGTGCTTAGAAACAGGATAAGTGTAGCCGAAATTTGGTGTGAATGCTTTGGATTAAAGAGATCGGACATGAATAAATATAATACAAAAGGCATTCATGATATAATGAAAAATAACCCCCGATGGGAGGCCGGAAATCAACCGGTTAACATAAAAAATTATGGCAAACAAAGAGTGTACAGGAGGGTAAAAGATAGTACACACGAAGCTATTTTGGTACACACGAAGCAACACGAAGACCAAATTTAAACATTCAAACAAAACGTATATAAGTTCAAAAAGTACACACGAAGCAACACAAAACAACACGAAAAAACAGTTCGTGTGTACTAAAAAAAGCCAATAAAACAGAGGGCTATAGATATGAAAGTACACGAAGTACACAGAAAAATTATAACAATTGTAAAAAATGAAATTAAAGAGGGCTTATATGTAATGCTTATAAATAAGGGGTCTATAATTCCTCTAATCACGTATATGTTATAGAAAATTAAAATTTCTGTGTACTTCGTGTACTACCTTTAAATTAAACATAATTAAATTAAACATAATTAAATTATGCAAAAATGGACGATTTAATAAAATGCAAAATCTGGCTTAAAGAACACCTGATTAAAAGTACAGGCCCTGTAGAAGAAGTCCGAAGAGAGGCAATTTTGAAAGGTTTTTCCAGAAAGGTGTTAAAGCAAGCAAGAAAAGAACTTGGCGTGAAAACATTTCATCAGTTTGACGAAGGCAAAGCAACAGCTAATTGGTTTTGGTATTTTAACGATCGAGATTAACAATCAGAATTATGAATGAAAAGTTGATCGAAAGAAAACTCAGAGAGTCAGTGAAAAAGATGGGAGGGGTCGCTTTGAAATTTTTCTCTTCTTCGTTCACCGGGTTACCAGATAGAATTATTTTAATGCCTGGCGGAAGAGCCAGTTTTGCGGAGATTAAAACAACTGGTAAGAGACCAACCCCCAGGCAACGGGTTGTGATCAGGTTTTTGCGAAAACTCGGATTCACGTGTGAAGTGCTGGACGGCCAGGAAAGTCTTAATCATTTTTTGGAGGGTCTGAAATGAGATATAACCCATGGCCATACCAGCAATTTGCCACAGAACACATACTGAAAAATCCATACTCCGGCTTGTTTCTGGATATGGGTTTAGGCAAAACAGTTGCCACATTAACGGCCATTGACCGGTTAATGTTTGATGACATGGAGGTCGAAAAGGTTCTGGTTATAGCGCCAAAGCGGGTGGCCGAAGACACCTGGACAACAGAAGCAACAAAGTGGGATCATTTGAAGCACCTGAAAATTTCGGTTGTCCTGGGTACCGAGCGACAAAGGAAAGAAGCTTTGAAGGCTAAGGCTGATATCTTCGTGATTAATCGGGAAAATGTAGCTTGGCTCGTTGGACTATATCAGTCGGCCTTTCCCTTTGATATGGTTGTAATTGACGAGTTGTCCAGCTTTAAGTCTTCAAAAGCTATTCGGTTCAGGTCCCTCCGGATGGTCCGACCAAAGATCAAAAGGGTCGTAGGATTGACCGGCACACCGGCCCCGAATGGATTGATCGATCTTTGGCCGCAAATGTATCTTTTGGACCAGGGTGAAAGGCTTGGTAAAACTATCACGAGGTATCGGGAAACTTACTTTACACCAGGCCGAAGAAATGGCCAAGTGGTGTTTGACTATAAATTGAAATCTGAAAGCGAGCAGGCGATCTATAATAAAATCGGGGATATATGCATAAGCATGAAAGCAAAGGATTATTTACAACTTCCTGAACGGATCAACAGAACGATAGAAATAAGTCTTCTGAAGGCCACAAAGGCTAAATACGACGATTTTGAGCGAGAACTAATACTTTCTCTTGACGATGATGAGAAAAGTGAAATATCGGCCGTAAACGCGGCTGCTTTGTCAAATAAGCTTTTGCAGTTTGCTAATGGGGCTGTTTATGATGAAAACAAAGATTGGCATTCAGTCCACCAGGCCAAATTAGATGCCCTGGAAGAGATTGTTGATACTTCAAATGGGCAGTCGGTATTGGTTTTTTATTCATACAAGCACGACCTTGAAAGAGTACAAAAAAGGCTTAAAAAATACAAGCCAAGAAAATTAGATAAGAGGCAGGATATACAGGATTGGAATGATGGAAAGATACAAGTCTTACTATGCCATCCGGCTTCGGCAGGGCACGGGTTAAATCTGCAGGCAGGTGGGCATCTTATTGTTTGGTTTGGCCTTACGTGGTCCCTTGAATTGTACCAGCAGGCGAATGCCCGCCTGGACCGGCAGGGTCAGATCCAGTCTGTTATTGTTCACCACCTTGTTGTCAGGGGGACGATGGACGAGGATGTTATGAAAGCGATTGACCGGAAAGCTGTCGGGCAGGATGCTTTGATGGCTGCGGTCAAGGTTAGAAGATTAAAATATTCAAAATCTAAAATTCATGAGGCATGAAAATTTACATTAGTGGAAAAATTTCCAGGCTTCCGTTTGAGGAAGTAAAAGTAAAGTTTTCATTAGCAGATGATTACTTGACAAAGCTTGATTATGAAACAGTTAATCCGCTTGACAGTGGAATACCACCTTCTGAAAGCTGGCAGGTACACATGTTAGCCAATATTGCACTTTTGTTTAAGTGTGATGCTATTTTCCTTTTGTCCGATTGGCTGGACAGCAAAGGAGCCATGATCGAAAAGCACATAGCCGAAGTTATCGGACTTAGAATCCTGTATCAGTCCAAACTTAAAGACGGTATGCAGCACGATGCGGGTATCGAGATGATTATTTTCAAGGTCCGATCTGCGATACAGGAGGTAACTGGTTTTGATCTTCCCGAGTATGCTGTCAAGTCGAGGTGGAGGGATTATTATTTTGCACGCATGATGTTTGCCTGGTTTTGTTGTCAGTATAAAGCTGAAAATAAAAGCCTTATAGGCAGTTTATTAAACAAGGATCATGCTACTGTTCTGCGTATGTTAAAAAAATTTCCTGAAGAGATGGTTAACAGAGATTTTAGGGAATTAGTTAACCGAGTTATGCAAAAATTAGCAAATTGAGTGTATCAGTGTAATACTTTTTGTAGATTTACTAAAAAATTAAGAATATGAATTACAACGAATTATCTAAAAAAGCACACGAAATAGCCGCAGAGCACGGCTTTTGGAAGGAGGGATTAAGTGATGAACACTATCTCACCCTTGTTTTTTCTGAGGTAGGGGAAGCGATTGAAGCACACCGGAAAAACAAAAGATCCGGGGTGTTTTATTTCCCACCTTATCAAAAGGATTTCGCAGGAACCTTTGAACACGTTGTCAAGGATACCCTTGAAGATGAATTTGCGGATATCATGATCCGGCTGTTCGATCTTGCCGGTGGCCTTTTGATCGATTTTGACAGGATGCCTGAATGCAGGTATTATCGTGCCTTTGAACGCTTTTCTTTTACGGAAAACGCCTTCGGGCTGATTAAGGGCCTGGCAAAAGAACAGATCGGGATTGAGAAACGGGTCCTCTTCGGGCTTAAATATGTTGAAGAGTGGGCCAGTCAGCTTGGCATTGACTTACCATTTCACGTGGGCCTGAAAATGGCATATAACGAACAACGACCATACAAACATGACAAAGCATACTGATGACCTGTATAGTTGGAATTGTAGATAAAAATAGAGTTGTAATTGGCGGTGATTCTGCTTCGTCTGCTGGATCGAGCATTTCGATAAGAAAAGATGTAAAAGTATTTAAAAATGGTGAATTCGTTATCGGATGTACAACTTCTTTTAGAATGATCCAGCTTCTGCGGTTTTCGTTTAGGCCCCCGGAGATAACCGCAGAAGATATTTACGAATACATGTGTAAGGACTTTATTAATGGGGTCCGGAAGTGTTTTAAGAAGGGCGGATATTTGCAGAAATACAAAGACGGTGACGAAAAAGGAGGATCTTTTTTAGTTGCCTATAAAAACAGGCTTTTTGAGATTGAAGATGATTTTCAAGTAGGTGAAAACTCGAACGGCATGAGTGCGGTTGGATGTGGTGCTGATTTTGCGCTGGGCGCTTTGTACTCATTGCCAGAATTGAACCTACCTACAGAAGATAAAATTCTAAAAGCTTTAGAGGCTGCCGAATTTTTGGCGCTGGGCGTACGTCGCCCTTTTGTCATACTTAACACATAATCCAAACATAAAAAAGTAGAACCGTTCACAATTTTTTTACAACTAAAGAGTATCATGGTGATACTCTTTTCTTTTTTTATACTATTTTTTACCCCGATATGGCATCAAACAAACTAGACAGGGCCTTGACCGCGAAACAGGAAGCTTTCTGTTACCAATATTTGGTATGCGGGTTTAACGCGTCCGAGGCTGCAAGAGCCGCCGGGTACAGCAGAAGAACTGCTAACGAGATAGCGCGGCAGAACATGAAGAAACCGGAAATTAACAGGCGGATCCAGGCCCTTAAGGACGATCTTGCCCGGACCGCCGGTATATCTGCCTTGATGATAGCCCGGGAGCATGCCAAGATCGCTTTTAACTCTGTCGCTGGCCTTCACAACACCTGGATAACACGGAAGGAGATGGATGAGCTCTCGGATGACCAGAAAGCCTGTATCCAGGAGATTAGCACGAAGATCATAAAGAAGAACATAGGCACGGGGGATGAGCCCGAGATCGTGGATGTTGAGTACGTGAGAATTAAGACCTACGACAAGCAAAAATCTCTTGACGCATTGTCCGACCTACTCGGTTACAAAGCCCCGATCAAGCAGGAATTAACCGGGAAAGATGGAAAGGATCTGTTTGCCGGGTTGACGGATAATGAACTGGATGCCAGGTTGTTGGAAATGGAACGAAAGATACAAAAATTGAAATAGCAGAATGACTATGAGCAGGGAAATAAAGACCGCATATTTCAGGGCTATGAAGGAGAAGATTATTCGGCAGGCCCGTAATGGTCTTTTGGCTTTTACGATAGCCACCATGCCCACATTCCAGCCTGTTGACTTTCACGAAAGATACTATGATCGACTGAATGATTTTGCTGACGGCAAGATTAAAAAGCTTATGGTTTTCATGCCACCTCAGCACGGAAAAAGTGAGGGAAGTACCAGACGATTGCCAAGTTACGTACTTGGCAAAGATCCGGATAGGAAAATAGCGATTATTTCTTACTCTGCACCCAAAGCCCGAAAATTTAATCGTGAAATACAACGGATCATTGATACGCCGGAATATCGTGAGATCTTTCCGGATACGCGTCTTAATTCGTCCAACGTTGTTACATCCGGATCCTGGCTCCGCAATTCAGATGAATGCGAGATCGTTAACCATCGTGGTGGCTTTAAGACCGTTGGAGTTGGCGGCCCCTTGACCGGGGACCCTGTGGATATGCTGATTATGGACGACATTTACAAGGATGCCAAGTCGGCATGGTCACCGACGATTCGGGGAAGTATTGAGGACTGGTATGATACAGTTGCTGATACCAGGCTGCACAATGGCAGCCAGCAGCTGGTTGTCTTCACCAGGTGGCATGAGAAGGATTTGGCAGGTCGGTTATTGGAACAGCAGGGAATTTATGATCCGGTTACCAATCCTGACGGATGGGTCGTTATAGTTTATCCGGCAATTAAGGTTGGCAGGCCGACGGAAGACGATCCAAGGGAAGAGGGAGAACCCCTTTGGCCGGAGCGTCACAGTCTCGAGAAGTTAAAATTGACCAGGAAGCGAAATTCGCATGTATTTGACTCACTGTATCAGCAGGATCCGAAGCCTCTACAGGGATTAATGTACGAGCAGGGATTCAGGATGTATGAGGTTATCCCCTATGCATCCCGTATGATCCGTAAGAACTACACTGATACGGCTGATACAGGGGAAGATTATCACTGCTCCGTTGACTATGTTGAAACTGATACCGGTAATTACGTTTTGGACGTGCTTTATACCCAAAAACCAATGGAGTACACCGAGCCAAAAACGGCGGAAATGTTGACTAAGGACCAGATACAAGAGACACTCGTCGAATCGAACAACGGAGGAAGGGGCTTTGCAAGAGCAGTAGAAAGTCAATGTCGGGCTATGAACAATAATAAGATCAGGATTAAATGGTTCCATCAAAGCGACAACAAAGCCGTACGGATATTCAGTAAATCAGCAGAGGTACAAAATTTGACCTATTTCCCAAAAGGTTGGGACGTGATGTGGCCAGAATTTTATAAAGCCATAACGGGATACATGAAGGTGGGGAAAAACGAGCATGACGACGGCCCGGACACGCTCACCGGAATGGTCGAGCACAGGGGCAGAGGGGGAAAACAAAACTTATCAAATCTATTTTGACCAAAAGCGTATTACACTAATACACGATAACATGAAAGTAAATGACATTCTCAGCACAGACAGCCAGTCGGATTTGATCACCGAGCTAAAGTCGAAACGATACATTCCGCAACCTGATGTGAAAAAGTCGGTTGATGAACTTATCCCGTATAAGCACAAAGTGTTTGACCCGGTACTTCGTCCTGATAAACTTGTCAAGATTGACGTTGAAGACGTGCAGCCAAAGGTCATCACTACCGAAGAGGCTAACACGGGTTACAGGATCGAACGTGTTGCCCGGGTAGCCATAGCCCTGCAAAAGCTGATTGTTAAACGTGCTGTTGCTTTTTTGTTTGGAAACCCTATCGAGTTAAACGCTGAACCTGAAAATGAGAATCAAAAGGCAGCGCTAAAAGCCTTGAAAAGGATCCTGTATGATGTAAAGTCAAAATCCCTTAATCGTAAAGTTGCCCGCAGTGTATTTTCCTGTACCGAGGTAGCTGAACTCTGGTACCCGGTAGAGAAACCAAATGCTGACTATGGCTTTCAAAGCAACTTCAAGCTTCGTGTAGCCGTGTTTTCCCCTCTACTGGGGGACGAGCTGTATCCTTACTTCGATGAATCAGGGGATATGGTAGCCTTTTCCCGGGGCGTCACAAGAAAGGATGAAAAAGGAGTATCACGCACGTATTTTGAGACCTATACAGATGAAGAGCATACCCTTTGGGAAACCGGGGATGAGGGGTATCAGGTAGTTGATGGTTATCCGAAAAAGATTGCAATAGGTAAGATCCCGGTTATATTCGGAAACCAGGAACACGTGGAGTGGGCAGATGTACAGAGCCTGATAGAACGGCTCGAAAAGCTGTTATCCAATTTTGCCGATACAAACGATTATCATGCAAGTCCGAAGATTTTTGTCACGGGACACGTTGAGGGGTTTAGCAAAAAAGGTGAAGCAGGGGCAATCATAGAGGGCGAACCTAATTCAACAGCCGAATATTTAGCTTGGGAGAATGCCCCGGAATCCGTTAAGTTGGAAATCGAAACCCTGTTAAAGATGATTTACATGATCACCCAGACCCCGGATGTTTCTTTTGATTCTGTTAAGGGCCTGGGGGCCATTTCGGGGGTGGCTTTGGAACTCCTGTTCATGGATGCTCATTTGAAAGTAGCTGATCACCAAGAGTTGTTCGATGAGTACATCCAGAGGCGGATTAATGTCATTAAGGCCTATATCAGTAAATTCAATACAAGCCTTGCAAAAGACTGTAATGCTTTACAAATTGAGCCTCGGATTACGCCATACATGATCAATGATGATAAGTCACGTATCGAGATGCTTGTTGCAGCGAACGGGAATAAACCGACAATTTCGCAAAAACTTTCTACAAAGCTGACAGGCTTATCAAATGACCCGGATGCCGATTACGAACAGATCCAGAAAGAAGCCGCATTGGATAGCTATTCTGACATAACCGAACCAACAATTTAGTTATGCCTATCCGGTTGAAAACAAAGCAGAGTGACATTCATAACTACGTGAGGAAGTGGTATCAGAATGTTATTAAATCGTTGCAGGAAGCTATGGAAAAAACATGCCGCGAGGCTGTTAACAAGGCGAAGGAAATTGATACTTACAAGGACCAGACGAATAATTTAAGGTCCTCTATCGGGTATGTCCTTTACTATAACGGAGAAGAGGTTTCTTCGGCCTTTGCCAAGAGCGGAGAAGGAAAAAAAGGGGATGGGGCGTCAGGAATTCAAAAAGGCAGAGACGTAGCCCTGGAAATAGCTAAAAAATATTCCCGCGGGTTCGTCGGTGTTGTTGTGGCCGGGGAAGATTATGCCGCTGCCGTGGAGGCGGGAGACAAGGACGTGATCACTGGTAGCATTCAGCGATTTTCATATGACCTGCAGAAAAATTTAGAAGATGTTAACAGCACATTTGGGACCTCTTTCCAGCAGGTAAGGTAAGGTAAGGTAAGGTAAGGTAATGGCAGAGCTGAAGGACATAGAGAAGCTTAAGAAGGCGCAGGAATCTGTTTTGAAGAAGGTTCAAAGCAGGATCCACAGCCTTTATATGTCCGTGTTCAAATTGTCGGACATTAAAAAAGCAATCTTGTCCGGGGAAGTGTTCTGGTTTGACAAGCACCCGACAGCCGAAAAAGCAATTAACAAAGAGATCCTGAAGTTCAATAAGCAGTTTCAGGCTACTCTGTTCAGTGGTGTGGAACAATCCTGGGATCAATCAGAAAAGAATATATGGGATAACCTGAAATCCCACTTTTCCAAATCGGACCGGCAGGCTAAAGCCTTTGACGAGATCCGGAGCCAGGCGACAGCAAGTTCCAGGGGGGCGACGGCCCAAAACTTTATAAAGCAAAAGCAAGGCGGTTTTGACTTGTCAGACCATGTTTGGAAGACTACGGCCAACGTTAAGACCGAGATGGAGACAATCATCCAGAACGGCATAAAGGAGGGCAAATCTGCCAATGAAATTAGCCAGGGGGTACGCCAGTATCTCCGTGAACCTGATAAGCTGTTCAGGCGTGTCAGGAATAAGGAAACAGGGTTGTTGGAGTGGAGCGAGGCAGCTAAAAAATATCATCCCGGTCAGGGTGTGTACCGGAGCAGCTATAAAAATGCCATGCGTCTTACCCGGACTGAGATTAATCACGCCTACCGGCAATCGGAGTGGGAAAACTATCAGGGTAATCCGCTTATTACCGGTTACCGGATTGAGTTATCAAACAATCACACAACATTGGTTAAAGGGGTTCCAAGACCTTTTCGCGACATTTGCGACGACCTGGCAGGGAAGTACCCTAAAACGTTCAAGTGGTACGGATGGCACCCCCAGTGCCGTTGCCGGATGGTCCCTATCCTACTATCTCAAACCGACTTCAAAGCAAGATTACAGGCAAGGGCTAACGGGGCCCTGGATGACTGGAAACCATCTGGCACGGTTGATAAAATGCCTTCCAGTTTTGGCGCCTGGGTACAGAAGAACCAGCAACGAATTGATAACAGAAATAGCACCCCTTACTTTGTCCGGGACAATTTTAAAAACAATAAGCTGGCGGATGGGCTAAAGATCAGCGCAAAAATGGAAATCCCGAAGGTGGTAGTTCCAAAGGTCATAGCTCCAAAAGTCCTGTCAACGGCAGAAGTTTATAAGCAGGTAGAATCTGTTGAAAATGATATCCGGATGAACAAGAGTTTTGAAACAGCTTACGCTGTTGACAAGCAGGGTAACGTACTGATAGATAAAAGAGGTAAGGCAACAAGCGTTTCATTTACGGATAGTGAATTAATAAAATTAAAAGATTCGGTATTTACGCATAACCACCCAAGAGGCTGGACTGCTCCTGAAGGATCTATGCAACGAATAGGTAATTCTTTCAGCCCGGCTGATATTCAGTTGGCAATTAAATCAAACATCGCCGAAATAAGGGCCGTAACTCCAAATTTTACGTTTATCATGAAGCGATCCGCCAAAGGTTGGCCGGACTTGGTAAAGGCCAAAAATACGATAACGGATTTAAATGATATGATAAAGCAGGATTTTATGGGCCGAATAAAAGGTGGAACAACTACACCGAATAAAGCGGGTA